AAGTTAACAAAGCTACAGGTGAAGCAGTAAGATTTATTAAAGATTATGATTTAGTAGAACTTTCAATTGTAGATTCGCCAGCAAACGAACTATGTAATATCTTTTCAATTGAAAAGGTTGGCGGAAAAATGGTTTATAAAGGTTTAGCAACTCAAGTTGTTACAGAAAATATTTTTTATTGCGAAGAAAGCGATTCTGTATTTATGTCTACAGAAAAAACTTTTGAATCACCAGTATCAGGAAAACCAGCCACGCTAATTGGTTGGGTAGAAAGTTCTGATATTAATAAATCAAAAGAAATAAATAAAATTCTTGCTTCATTTAAGAAGTCAAGATTACCGTTGCCTGAAACACAATTAGCAAAACAGGCAAACGTAGAAGGAGGTAATAAAATGTCACATCATGATGAGAATGTTGTAGATGCTCCAGTAGCAGAAGCAGCAATCGTTGAAGAGACACCAGTTGCAGAAGCAGTAGAAGCTCCAGCAGCAGATGAATCAAACGTCAATCTTTTTGACAAGTCATTAGAAACTACTGATGTAGTTGCTGATGAAACCTCTGCCGACAACGTTGAAAAAGCAGCCGATACAGTAGAAGTTATGGTTGATGAACCTGATTTTGCAAAGATGTTAGGCGATCTAAAAGGCTTTTTCGCAGACACACTCACAAAAGCTACAGAAGCTAATGCTGCACAAGTTACAGAAATTAAAACATCTGTAGAAGCTTTCAGCAAGAGCGTTGACGATAGAATTTTTGAGTTGGCAGAAAAGCACAGCGCACTTAGTGATGCTGTTGCAGAAATAAAGGGCACCATCGATGGTGTTCAAAAGCGTGTAGATGCCGTAGAAGGCGAAACCGCAATTAAGAAGTCCTCTGACCTTGGCGGGTCTGAGGTTTTTACTAAATCAAAATCAAAATGGTCTGGAGCTTTCCTCGGTTCCGTAAATGAAATCTTTAACTAAAATAAGGTAGGTGAAATAAAAATGAGTAATGAATTATTAGAAAAGGCCGCAGCAGCAGGTACAACAGTATCAACTGGCTTTGGCTCAACAACTGGTGGTTCAGGCGTACACGTTGCTTCAGAAAATGGCAACGGTGGACTTCTAAACCCAGAACAATCAGCACGATTCTTGGACTATATGTTCGATGCTACCGTAATTGGTAAAGTTGCACGTACTGTCCGAATGAAAGCTGACACAACAGAGATTGATCGTATGTCTATTGGTGAGAAGCTTGTAAAGCTTGCATCAGAAGGCGAGAACACAGCTGCTAACAGCGGTGTAACTTTCTCAAAAATCTCTCTTACAACAAGAAAACTTCGCATGGATTGGGAACTTTCAACAGAGTCTCTAGAAGACAACATTGAAGGTGCTGATCTTGAAGATCACATTGCCAGAATGATGGCAACACAGGCAGGTAACGACATTGAAGATGTTATCCTAAACGGAGATACATCACTTTCAAGCGATGCTCTTTACAAGTCATTTGACGGTGCAGTTAAGAAGGCAAAGACATACGGTCACGTAGTTGATGCAGCAGGTGCGGGAATTTCTCGTGCAGTATTTAACTCAGCACTTAAGGCACTCCCACGTAAGTACAAGCAGCGTCGTACAGACCTTCGCTTCCTTTCAGGATCAAACTTGATCCAAGATTACCTATACTCTAACTCACAGAACATTCAGAACGTTACTCCACAGGATATTGCTTCAGGCATCATCCGTGGTGATGTTCCAGTTCTTGGTGGTCCAGCAGGATATGTAGCTCCATACGCATTTGGTATTCCAATCGTTGAAGTTCCATTGCTTCCTGAGACACAGACAGGTACATATTCAAGCCCATCAGGTTCACATGGAGATATCCACTTGACATTCCCAAATAACGTTGTTATTGGTATCAAGCGTGATGTAACTGTTTACCGTTTCTTCTGGCCACGTAAAGACTCAATTGAGTACACAATGTACACAAGAGTTGGCGTACAGATTGAACAAGCTGATGCTTGGGTAGTCGTAAAGAACGTTAAGGTTGCTTCTTAATTAAATAAGATACCCAAATCTAGACAGTACTCCTACGAAAATAACAGCTTATCACCATAATCTGGTTTCTCCATAACAAAGACAAACTCTAAAAAATTCTAATCCACAACGAGCATACAATAAC